TCATATTTAATGGCAAAAAGAAGAACGGAGAAGAAATTACCAAGCAATTTAAGAATGGAAAGTTGAAGGATTATGTTAATCAATATAAAATCTCCAGTCCTGTAGCTGATTATAAATATGAGTCTGGCAATACTAAGGTGGAATTTGTATTTGGTTATGACGTTGAAAGCGAACAGACCGATATCATCGGCTATACTAATGGTTCTTATAATAAGGCTGGTGGCTCACATGTTATTGGTTTTATAGAAGGATTTTCCTCATTTATGAGGAAGTATATGATGGAATCTTATCTTAATGAAAAAGAGAAGAAGGATATCAAGATTTTTACTGAAGATGTTAAACAGGGATTGGTGGGTATCGTATCTATATATGCCCTTAATCCTAAATATAAAGGTCAATATAAAGAGGGTATTGATGATAATACCCTTAAAAATTTCGTATTTAGTGCAGTAAGAAAATATCTCAGAGAATGTGATAAAAATACGCTTAATAAGTTTGCTCAAATTATTAAAGCAAATGCTAAAGCTCGTATGGCTGCTGAGAACACTAAAAAGAAAGTTAAGAAAGATATTGTCAATGCATTTTCTGCAGACAGGATTGAAGAATATATTCCCATCTCGAAATATTCGACTAGCAAATATAAAGAATTGTGTATTGTCGAGGGGCTTAGCGCTAGGGGTGGATTTAAAGCCTCCCGCGATAAAAATCAAATGGCGGTATTGGCTATTAGAGGTAAGGTTGAAAATATTTTCGATTTACCTCCAGCCGAAGCCGTAAAAGATTCTAAGTTCCTGTATAATTTGGTTCAGATTTTTGAATGCGAGAATGAAAATATTAAAAACTTCGATATCAATAAACTCCCGTTCACCAGAATCAATATTGTTACAGATGCTGATACTGACGGTGATGAAATTTCTTGTCAGATCGCTATGATCTTTGCTAGATTCTTCCCGAGTATTGTTCTCGATGGAAGACTGTACAAAATTGTACCTCCGTTGTACGAAATTAAACTTAAAGGAGAAACTGTATTTGTCCCGACCATTAGGGATTATATGAGATATGCTCAAGAAAGTTTTGCTAAAGATCATAAGATTTATTTGAATGGTAAGGAAATGAAGCATGAAGAACTTTTAGACTTCCTTGTAGAGTTTCATCAATATAGAGATAATTTGAATCATCTTTCTAATCAATATGCATTAACTCCTGGGTTTACCGAATTCCTAATTGCAAATCTCAAAGTTGGTTTTGAAAATGATAAAGTGGATATTTGGAATACAAAAATACTTCCTTCGAGATACAGATTTATGAAAGCTAGACCTGGTGACAATGGATATATTGAAATCGAAGGTATGGTTGGTTCCGAATACAACCTCTTCGAATTCAATCCTGAATTTATTGAAGATGTGACTGAACGTTATCAGATTAATCCTGATGTGGAATTTTACGGTTATTCTGTTGATGGCAAATCTATGAGCCTCTATGGTGTTATGGAAGAGGTGTCTAAATATACACCAAAGATAGTCAATAGGTTTAAAGGTCTTGGTGAAATGGCCCAAGAGGACCTTGAACGGACTATCATTGACAGAAAAGTTCGTCATAGCATAAGACTCACTATAGAAGACATTGAGAAAGATTATGAAAGAATGGCTGTAATGCATTCAAGGAAACCTCTTTACGCTCAAAAACGGAAAGAATTCATGAGAAATAGGAAATTTGACATAATGGATATTGATACCTAAAAAATTTAAGAAGGGGTTGGTGTTACATGGGTAAAAGTAAACAATTTAAAATCATCTATCAAGATCACGATGATGGTGAGTTGTACACGATTATTCAGGTAGCACCAACCCAACAAAGTGCTATCATCAGAGCACAAGAAAGACTGGAGAAGTCGGGAAGTAATTTTTTACTTCTTGAAATGGAAGAACTTGGTACTGAGGCGTTTATCAGACAAATCAGACGCACATTAATCAGCGCAATAGAAAAGGAGAGAGAAAGAAATATGGCAAAGAGACCGACGAAGGACAAGAAGAAAGAGAACAGCCTCAAAACGTTTGAAATTGTTTACACACGCTCTCTCAATCCTGGTAGTTTTGTAACAAATGTAGAAGCCCATGATAAATATAATGCTATAATGAAATTCAATGAACTTTATAAAGGGGCAAGGATTAAAAATATAGAAGAGGTTAAACCTCAAATTGAGCAAGAATCCGTTTAAGTTGCTGCTATATAGTTTAAATGGGGGAGTAGATTAATGGGTTATATTGTAAAACCGAAAAAAGGGTTCTTTACTATTGAAAATATCGAAGAGAAGAATATTGCGGAATTCGATGAAGAGGGAATGTCCCTCCATGGTATAAACAGAAACCTTCAAAGAAATATTGCAATGTTCTACGATAATCTCAAAGTTGTACACCGCAGACTTTTGTATGCGATGGCAACTATGGGACTGCGTCCCAATAAGCATCATTCAAAAGCGGCTGGTGTTATAGGACGGACTATCGAGAAATTCCATCCTCACGGCGATGCGGCAGCATATGAGGCTTTGATTTTCATGGGGCAACCTTGGAGAAATATAATGACTCTCGTTGATATTGAGGGTAACTATGGGAATGCGGAAAATCCTAATGAATACGCTCAAATGCGTTATGTAAAATGTAGACTTAGTTCCTTCGCATGGGACTGTTACTTCAGTGAATGGGACCTTAAATCTGATCTTGTTGATATGAGACCCACGTTCAGTGGAGATGATTTGGAGCCTATTTATCTTCCGGCAAAATATCCGCTATTCCTAATGAATTGGGGAAGCGGTATGGGATATGGTCTCGCGACCTCCAGCCCAGGTTTTCTCCCTCAGGATGCGATGCAAGCCGTGATCGATCTTATTAAAGATCCGAATGCGAAAATTGTATTGTATCCTGAGGACCCAATGGGTTGTACTATTGTAGGAAAGAAAGTGTTTCAAAAATTTACTGATTTCAACTTCAATAAATATAAAGACGACGATCTTCTCAAATTCAGAGTAAGATCGGATTACGTTGTGGAAAATGGTATTATAAGAATATTGAATACTCCTTATGAGGTAAACCCTGAAACTGTTATTAAGAAAATTGTAAAGCTTAAGAATAAAAAGAAGATTGATGGGATAGTAGATATGGAAGTTGAGTTGAAACCAGGTAAAATCCCTCAGCTCAAATCCAAATCCGATACAATGAATATCATTATTGAATATTCCAAAGGTGTGGACCCCCATATCCTTATGGAAAAACTGTACAAACTTACTCAGCTTGAAACTACTTTCTCATTGAATTGTGTTTACGTTGATATGAACAAGAATGTTAAGTTCAATCTTCGAGAAAGTATTTTGTACTGGATAAAGCTTAGAAGAAAAGTATTGAAGAGAATGTATAGGGCTGAGCTTACAGCAAAGTCCAAGAGGAACTACGTTCTCGATGCTTTGATAATGCTATTCGATAAAAATCAAATAGATACGGTTATAAATATCTTCAAGAAAAATAAAAGGTCTGACGTTCAAGAAATACTAATTCGGAAATATGGTATAAGTGATTATCAGGCTGAAAAGATTTCTGAAATGAGATTTGGAGACCTCTCTCCCGATTCGTATAATGATTATGTGAAGGAAAGGGAAGAAAATAAGAAGAAAATTAAACAACTTCAAGAGATTTTGAAAAATAGAAAAGCATTGGATAATATTATAATCTCCCAAATGGAAGAAGGAATTAAGAAATATTATCGTCCAAGACAGTCAAAAATTATTGAAGCTCTTGATGATGATAGGGAAGAGCAATTTTTTGACATCGAGGTACTGAATACAGGACATGTTCGTAAGATTAAACATGGGTCTGATGTAGAACTCAACACTGAAGAATCAAGCCTGGTAAGTAAGTATGAGAACATTGGAGATTCCAATAAGTTATTCGTATTTACCAATACAGGATTGGTATTCAGTGATTCCATATCAAAAATAAGAACCTCCAAAGACAAAAGTCTTGGAAGTATAATCTCCAAAAAGTACGATCCGATCAAATATAATACAGTCGGTTCTGTGATTGCTAAAGAGAATACTTCTAATAATGTAATTTGCATTACAAAATTCGGGCTTGTTAAGAATAGTAAACTCTCCGATTACTTTATCTCATCTCAAGGAAGCTATGGAATCAAGCTTGCCAAGAATGATGAGCTTGTTTCGGTATTAGAGTTTACTCCTAATGATATTAAGAATTCAAAAATAATGGTCTATACCAAGAATGGTAAATGTTCAATATTCCAACCTAATGATGCAACTTCCCGGTTTACAATGGGGAGCACAGGGATAAAGCTCGAAGATGGAGATTATGTTATCGGGGCAGATATTGTTAAATCGAATGATGAATACATGGTGACAATCTCCGAAAATGGTTATGTAAAGAAATTCTCTATTGAAAATACTTTCAACAATACAAAACGGGGGATGCCTGGTATAGCCATTGTATCCTCAGATGAAAATCTGTACAGAGCTGTTACTGTTAATTCGAAGATTACTAAACTTTTATTGGTTTCCTTACAGGGAATTGAGGAGGTGAATCTGGCAGACATCCAGCTCAAGACAAGATTGTCTGCTGGAGAGAAACTCCTTAGAGCAAGACGACGTGGGGAAATCATCTTAAAAAGATAAATAAGGGAAGGAGAAATCCTTCCCTTATTTTTTTTTTGATTTAATGAATTTATTTTATTAACCGAAACACACAGATAATACTAGTCATTGTTGAGAGGTGAAAAACTTTGTCAGATAGACTCATTATAGATACCCTTTATCCAAAAGTGGAACAAGCATTGAAAAATCCGGAGAATGTTAATAAACTTAAACAGTACTTATCGAAATATTTTGACAGAAATTCACATATTCTTTTTTCATTGAATTTTACTGATAAGCTTATTGTATTTGATGCGGACAAAGCTATATTGTTTGATGTAATAGGTATTAAGGAAAAAGAGATACAAGATGTATTAAAAAAATCTCCTTTCGGTAAAATTAATTGGGTATTAAATCCCACCACTGTGACTTTATTTTTATGTATTTTTTATTTTGATAATCATAAGATGGAAAAAGAATCAGAAATATTCCAAATATTCTTAACATGTTATTTCTATTCGTTGCTCCACCCTAAGATTTTTAGATTCCCTCCTAATCCGGCTATAATGGAATATACGCTGACCAAAAATCCCAATGTTACCGGGAACTTTATATTCAAAAGAGAAGGTTCATTATTTAACTCATTCAAACACCTGTCTAGAATATCTCATGAAAACTATATTGAAGAACTTCGTTCGAAGAGAACTGATAAAATGGTCAATGATTATATTGGTTCGATAAGAACTCGTTTGAATTCGCTCCTTAAAAATATAATGGAAAGATTCCTTGAAGATCATAGGGCTGGCAATTATTTTAATAGAGAAGCAGATGTTCATGAAGAAGATAAATTTAGAATGGCCGATAGTACAATATTGGCCATATCTAAGCTTGCTACGAAAACGACTATGAATATTATTAGTTATAGATTTAGCAGAACTTTGATCAAAAATATAGCTAATACCGATATAAATGTACACCCGGTCACTCTAGAAAATATACTTAATACAATAATCGATGTTTTTAGAAAAGATATTGATAGATTCGTAAGCACTATTATAGAACTTTACGTGATAGACGGAAATAATAATATTAAAACTATAAATTCTGCCAAATTTATAGACGATTGTCTCTATTTATATAAATCTAACTCAAGTAAACCAAGGGTTGTTTTCCTTAAGGATACTCTAGATAAATGGATTGACGAAGGTTCCAGATTAAATGGTCAGAGATTTATACGTGAAGCCACTATTTATGCTTATCGTAAAGCCATTTTTAAAATATTTGTTCATTCTATTAACAAAGAAAGTAAACCTACTTAATAGGAGAGTGGGAAAATGGCCAAAAAACATCAAAAGATACTTGATTATATATACGCTTCTATCGATGCAATAGATCCTACTGGAAAAAATACCGAAAAATATAAAGAATTTTTTGATAATTTATCTGAAGATGAATTTAGAAATTTTATGAAAGAATTCCTCCAGGATGATAAAGATCATTTCACAGTTGAGATGGATCAATTTGATCAAAATGTTACAATAGAACAAATAAAACACGCAGCCGATGTAGCGAATGTTATAGTCGAAGATTATCTTGTTAGACCTGACCTGAGTGATGATCCCGAAAACCCATATGTTTCAAATGAAAAAGTTCTTCTCTTATACTTGAACCAACGAAGGGTTCAGCAAACGCTTTCGGTTAAAAACCACGTTTCTACTTCTATTGATAAAAGAAATCCAAAAGTCGGTCAAGTTATCGACGATGATAAAAACTCCTCTACTACGGCATTGGAAATGTATCAATTGGTATTCCAGGGTGCGTTTAATAAGTTGAAAGAGGATTTTGGTCCCAAATCTGATAATTTGGTTGCCAAAAATGAAATGCTTTATCAAATCCAGAGAAAAGGTTCTGTATCTCTTAATGAACTTCCAAATCTTCCTAAAGATAAAGTTGCTTTAAACTATATGAATTTCCTCTTTTTAGCTGCCGGTTATCAAACAGATTTGATAAATGATAAAGAACTTCTCCCTATTGTAATTGAACGTGGAGGTAAATTATATGAGTAATTATACCACTACTAAAAATATATATTATTATTAAGTAGGAAAATTTAATATAATCAAAACACTATTATAATTATTTTCTCTTAAAGGAGGATTAACAGTGATTAAAAATCAGCAAAAGGATCAAAATAAATCTCCGAAGCCAGATCAATTCAATATCCAGGGCGGCTTGATTCAGGAGGTTGCCATCGGTCCGGCTCTTGCAGGACAGCAATTGAATGAATCGCAGATCAATAAGAAAGGCTAAAGCTTAATGCTTTAGCCCTTTTTTATTAGATTTTTTAAAGGAGGTGTTGCTTATAAGACCGCGATAATTATTTTATGGGAATTAAATTTGCTAAAATATTTCTTTGATGTAACATTTTTCCTATATTGCATTATACTCTTTTAGGAGGTAAATTTCATGGCAAGTTATATTATTAATAATAGAAGGTATCGTGTAACATCAAAATCAAAATTCATACTTTCATCTTTATTTATTACAACGATATTTGTAATTACCATTGCTGCTATAATTACATTCGCTATAAACTATATTAATGAGACTAATGCTCGTAAAGAGCTTGAACGACAACAGCAAGAGTTGGCTATGCTTAAAGAAAAATATTCGTTTACGGTCGGCGATATTCAAATCGAAGCAACAAGCGCTGACGAAGCTCTTAGTAAACTTATTTCTAAAGTAGAGATTGTTTTACAGGAAAAAGATCAAAAAATTATTGATCAGCAAAATATAATAATTGGCCTGGAAGAAAAATATCAAACAGAAATCGCTCAAGTTAAAGAAGTAACCAGACACGAAGTAAAACTTTACAATGAATTCGCATACGCAATTGACCACCCAGGCTCCGATATTACCCTGGAAGATATCAAAATGATCGTTCAAATCTGTGAAGAAGAGAACGTGAATCCCCATCTTTGGTTAAGTTTGGTTAAATTGGAAAGTAATTTCAAATCAACCGCGCGTTCTTCAAAATCAACGGCGGCAGGATGGGGACAAGTATTGAAGGGAACGGGACGGTTCCTTTACGAAGATTCTCTTAAGCTTGGTAAATACAACCATGAAAAAATGGGTACAAATAAAGAGATAAATGCAAGGATGTCCATCCATTACTTGGCTTTGCTAATAGAAGAAAAGGGAAGCATCGAAAGGGCTTTGATAGCCTATAATGGTAACGAACTTGGAGAGAAATACGTTTCGATCGTCGATGCTAACCTCAAAAAATACGCTGACCTTTCACTTTCTAAACTGAGCAAAGCCAATTCAGTATAGATCGAATCAAATCTTTCCGGATTCAGAGTCACAAATATATATTATTATTTTGTGATGACTACTAATTAGTAGTCATCACTTTTTATATTACTCTATATTGGAGGGTTAACAGATGGCAGGCAAAAATCCGGGTGAAATTCTCACGGAATCTCTCAACGAATCTCTTCCCAAAATTAGGGCAAGAAAAGGTGAGTTTCAAATGCGAATGAGCACAAGCGTTATCGGCGTCGGCGCAGGCGGTGGAAATATCGCTCATCTGATGAGCGATTACGACGGATACATGACGGCTGCGTTCAATACAACGGAAGCAGATATGATCGACTTGAACGTGAAGCACAAAATCGTTATCGATGGGGTGAACGGTTCCGGTAAAGACCGTGCGTTCTCCGCAATGGAGTTCAAACGGTCGTACAAGACGTTCTTCGAACATCCCGGAATCAAGGAACTCATGAAAAATGATCTGATCATCATTGTAGGTACGGGCGGCGGCGGTACTGGTACGATCATTTCGACTATGGTGGCTGCCTATTTGAAGTCCGAGTATCCGGACAAGACGATCATTTTGATCGGCATTCTCGGATCTATTAAAGAAGATCTTGTATCTCAGAGAAATATGCTTGAATTTATGTCCGATGCTGAAAACAAATTGGAGATTCCCTATCTACTCTTCGATAACAATCGGGCCAAGAACAGAGTAGGGGATGAAGTTTATGAGAAGGTAAATCAAGATATCGTGGATGCAATCCGCGTCATTTCTAAGGAGTTCTTTATTGAAAACTCTAGGAGCAACATTGACGGCCGTGACTACGCTCGGCTTACTCACTTCAAGGGCCTGATGTCGGTTGTCACGATTCCGAAGCTTAACATCAGCGTTTCTGAAGAAAATGTAGATCTCGTTGGTCGAATTCAAGCTGCGATCGAGAATTCCACTATCATCACTACAGAATCCCCGGATGCATATGGGTTCTTTGTGAACGCAGATCCGGAGGTTTATAACCTTATTGATACCACTTTTGAATCGGTTCAAACATCTATTGCTGGTATCCCGACCAGCGGTCTCGTATTCAGACACCTTCAAAACAATTCGGGCGAAGGTCCTGAATTTGCGATGATCATGACCGGCATGGCGGCACCGATTTCAAGGTTTAAAATGATTGAGCGTCGGATTGCCGAATACGAAAACGTGAAGGAAAAAGAGCGGCTTCCAGAGGTTGAACGTTCGTCCTCCTCTCCGCTGAAGCTTGCTGGCGACAGCAAATCCGACAAAGGAACTGGCAAAGGGTTCTCGGCGTTGGAACAATTCTGACATCAAGAAAGGTGAGTATATGAAAATAAAAATCAGGAATCTTAAAAACCGTAATCAAAACGGGCCGGCTGGTGATAGGCCGGCCCGTGCTAAAAAGCTTGAAAAAATTTATGAATCTCCTAAAAACTTTTTACGTGAGCCTTTGGAGGTGATAGAAATTTCCGTTCATGAACATTTGGAAACTCTGTTTAATGATTATCTTGAATGGAGGAAAGGGCATAGGAAGAAGCCTGATTACATTTTCAATATGAGTCAGGATTTCGGATTTGTGTCTGTTCTTCCTAAAATTGTAAAGAAGAATTATGATTTGATTCTGAAATATGGTGAGGCGTTTAGTGAGATCATTTCTAATGCGGTCGTCGAACTCACCAAGTTCAAACGTAACCGTTATAAAGAGATGATTTCGATCTATTCTAATATTTATGAAGATTTGAATGAGAGAAGGATCAGGAAAATCGCTTCCCTTGATCTCAAGGGGATTGATTGGAATGAGGCTTTGAAACTTTGTATTGTATCTCATGGGTCTCCTGGGCACACTGTTGTAAATACGCTCAGGATGATGTATAGCGTAATAAAATTTAACGATTATAAAAGTGTCAGGAAGCTTCTTGTTAAACTCTATGGTAAAAAGGATATGCCGAAGGTTGCGGTGTATATCCTGCTCGAAAAGAAACCTGACTTCTCAAAATCAACTTGGATAGATTCCGAGCTATACGCGGTTCTTACCAAGATAGCTTTGGATGAAATAAATGTACAGGATAAGAAAACTATTAAAAATCTTTTGAAACTCTATTGTAATGAAAGAAGACGTACTGAATTTGAACAATACGTTCGCAGACGTATCAATATGTCTACAATCGATAAGGAAGACTACAAGAAAATTTGGAAAGTTATGAAGAAACTTGCTAAGAAGAATAATATGTATAGAGTTTATCTGGATTTACAATGATTCTCGGAGGGGTTATACCCCTCCGAGTATTTTTTTTCTTTTTATTATTCACTTAACTCTAAAATAGACAAATATTTCATTATGAAAGGATTTGAAGAAATGATTCGGTTGTATAATCAAACCCCTGACGGAAGTGAAATTAAAGGATGGGAAGTATTTACCAAGGTAAATCAAGAAAATACTAAAAAAAAGAGTTATTCAATTTCTTTATCCGGGGCCGATAGAGGCATCTTTATTGCACTTGATAGGAATAATTATGAAAATCTTACAATTGTAGATGCCGGAAGAGTGTTTCCGGATACCAATAAATTTACGAAATTATACTCGATTCATCTCGGGGAAGACAGATTCCTTCCTGTGATAACCGCTGCAGAAAATGACAGTGAAGACAGGAACATTCTTTTGTTCAATTATGAAACGAATACTGGTGAAGTAATTACTGAAGTTAACTTAATAAATATGGCAGCAATTTCTAGTTTTGTAACAAATAAGGATTTTAAAACTAGAGTAACGATTGCAGCTATTGATTTGGATAATAAAGAGGATTTCGGAATTGAAATTAAATATGGTTTCAACGGAGGAAAAGTTCACCAGATTGAAAAAATTATGTTCGCTAGTTATAACTCTATTGTAAATAAAATGAAGAATAAATCAATGTACGGAAATAATGCTCCTTTGGAGTATTTCAATATTTCAAAATCCCATGAATCAGGGGAAAAAATTGTTGCTAAACGTCTTGATATTCCCAGAATTGACCTTTCAAAATTTTGTTTAAATTTAAAGAATGATGACTAAAGATTTAGAGATAGGAGATATTCTCCTATCTCTTTATTTATTATTTTATTTCGAACACGCAATTAGATATGCAAACCAGAGAGGATGGTAATTTTGGGTCTCCTTAGCATGATCCAACAACAACGGAAAGCAGAAAAGAAACATGATGATACCGTTGTAACTGAAATAAGTTATCCTACAGGATATCTTCCTCTTGACTATGCAAATGGTATTCGTGTGACTTCATACGATGAATTTGACAATCCGATTGCTAAAACAGATTTAATTGGAATTGTTGGAGGAACGTTTGTAACAGTTATAGGTATTTCTGGTACTGGCAAGACGGCTCTCGCAATCGGGATCTCATGTTGTGGAATCCATAAATTCGGGGAGATGTCTGCTGTAACCCATTATGACCTCGAACTTGCGTCAACCATTCAAAGACCGATTACTATTACAAGATTACGACCTTCCCTGCTGAAGAAAACTTATCAGATTTATCGAGATAGAGCGGCAGAAGATGTTGTGGACAATTTCAAAACCCACTGTAAAGTCAAACTCGATAATAGAAAACTGTTTACCTATAAAACTGGTGTTTTGAATACTTATGGAGAGGAAATTGAGGAACTTTATCCATCATTTGCTATGATGGATTCTTTCGCAATGTTTAAATCTGGTGAAATTGATCTCGAAAAGAAGAAAGTTGAAGATATCACTAACAATATGCAGGCGGCGACTTCAGCAAAATTTAATAAAGCTATTCTTTCCCAAATGCTGGCGTATGGTAAAAAAGCAAATGTGGGTATTGTGGCCGTTAATCATATTAACCAAGATGTCAATACTGGTTTCTTGCCCAAAGCAAGTCAGCACATGTATCTCTCTCAAGGGGAGAACATGCCTGGTGGTACAGCATCACTCTATCTTGCTAATAACATTATTAAACTTAAACTTATCAAGAAATATCTTGCCGACAAACCTGACACTATGGAATATGGGATTCCTGGTTTCTTGGTCGAGGCAAGATTTATAAAATCTCGTACAAATGCTTCAAACATTCCGGTTGAATTGGTGTTTGACCATCGTAGAGGCGGATTTTCTAAAATTCTTACTTTGTTTAACTTTGCAGTTAAAAATGAGATTCTTCTTGGTAATAATCGTGCAATGTATATTCCAGGTCTTGAAAGTGTTAAATTTACGAAAAAGACGTTTAAAGACGTTGTATTGAAGTCTCCTGAGATCCTTGAAGCCCTGTATGAAGCTTGTAAACCTCATCTTGAAGCAATGCTTTCAACTGATACTGGTCATATGGGATTTGCCGAATCCGAATCCCAAAAAATTGATGCAATGTATAGGGCTCTTGAAGAACATGAAAAAGATGTTGAGTTTTATATGGGCCAAGGATGGACTGATTTTCTAAATGGAAAACCGGTTAATTTTGATAGGAAGAAGTATTGGTATAAAAAATGATGTTTTTTGAGAAATATATATTATTTATGTGGATAGGATGAATATCCTATCCACATATTATATTTGAGAGGTGCATTATATCATAAAAACCGTAAGACTCAGCGACTTTACGAGAGATGTACAAGATTTGAATGAACAACTAAATCATCGACTCCCTCTATTGGAATGTATTGATCTCGTTAAATTTATCTATCAATCAGACCGCGTATTATATAAAGATGGTAAACCCCATGTAATTTATCCTAATCAAATTAACCAAATCGTCTCAGAACTTACTGAAGAATTTTTGTCATCAGAAGAACCAATACAATTTGTATTGAAAACTATTAAGATCGAAGGAAAAGAGTATAAATTATTTACTGTATTCCACGGAAAATATGTAAGAATTTATTTTGTTATAAAATATGAATAAGGAAATGGACAAGAACGGTTTTAAAAATTTTACAGAAGATGTTGAAATATTAGCTCGTCAATTAAGTTTTATAGTTCCTTTCTTAGATTGTATTGAAATCGTCACTTCTTTTTATAAAGAAGGTTACACTCTTTACAGAGATGATAAACATCATCTTATTAAGGTCCAAGATTTTAAAACCAATGTTTTAGAAATTATTGATAAGTTCGCATCTTCGCATAAAAATGCGAAAATTACAATGAATAATATGATTATCAATAACGGAGAATTTAAACTGGTAAAGATTTATTTCCAGGATACTGTAAAAGTTTATTTATTAACAGATATCAAATAAAGGAGGAGATAGAATGCTTCAGCCAGAACAAATGGAAGAACTTGACCAGATAGCCAAAGAACTTAAGAACTTAGACCATGCATATGGATCTGGTCTATTCATTCCTATTGGGAATAAGGTCAACTCCTCTCGGGCAGCTCTGGTTTACCAGCAGATTGCCCAATCTAAAAACCTCGAAAACCCTGAAATACCGAAGGTGGCTACCGGCTATGAAAAAGTATTCGGCGATAGGTCCACCTCTTATCATAAAGCAGACAAAGAATACGAAGTGATCGCAAAAATAAGGAAATTTGATAATGATTATGTATATGCGTTAGTATTGAAAGAAGTTGGAACAAACTACTATGATATCGTATTCAGAAATGAAGTAGAATCTTTTGCAGAATCGTCCGGCGTAAGGATGGATAACCAGGTTATCGACTCCAAGAAAGTTGGAGACATCATACAACCTGGAGAGGTTCTGTATAAATCAAGATCATATGATGAAAATATGAACTACCGTTTGGGTATTAATGCTAAAACTTTATATCTTGTAGATCCAGCTATTGTTGAAGATGCTTTCAGAATTTCTGACAAACTTGCGGAAAGGCTGAGAGCTACTGAAGTAAATACTTATAAGATTCCGAAGAATACTAATGATATCCTCTTGAACCTCTATGGTAATAGCGAAGAGTACAAAGCTTTTCCGGACATTGGAGAGAAAATAAAGAATAAAGTCCTGTGTGGAAGACGCAGGATTGATTATAATAATGCTCAATATATGCTGAAAAGTAAAAATCTCCGTAGAGAAATGTTTGGGGACACGCTTTATTATAGTGAAGGTACAGTAATTGATATTGATATTTATTCAAATATTCCGATTGAAGAAATTCCTAATGATAAAGTAAATCATCAGATTCTGAAATATCTTAAAATGATTACGAAATATTGGCATGAACTTAGAAAAGTACTTGGAAGGATTGTTGAGAATCCCGAAAATGAATATTCTGATCAAATCGGAATTACTTATGCAAGAGCTAAGGATGTTTTGAGTATTGGAAAGCATATTAAATGGGATGATGACGGTTCGATTTTCGATTCTATGATCATCTACATTACCGTAGTAAATAGTAAGAAAGCAGTTGTTGGTACAAAGCTCGTTGGACGCCACGGGAATAAAGGCGTCGTATCCGAAATTGTCCCTGAAAAATATATGCCTAGAAGCGAAGATGGTGAATATGCTGAGATTATTTTCAGCGCTCTTAGTGTTATCGGCCGACTTAATCCTTCACAGCTTTATGAACTTGAGCTTAACTGGATAGTCGATGAGATTCTTTCGGGCGATGCATCGAATAAAGAAAAATTTGAGTCACTTCTGGATTTCCTGTCTATTTGCAACCCTGATCAGGAGAAACTTGTAAAAGATTTTTATGAGTCGCTTAGCAAAGATGAAAGGGATGAATTCCTTTCTCAAATTACTAAGGATTTCGTGACATTCCAACCACCCAGCATGTCCATAACGTTCAAAAATTATTCCAAGCTTATAGATAAATTTGAGCCGAAGAAGAAACGGTTCACAATTATGGATAAATCAGGCGAAGTCTATACTATTCAAAGAAAGTTGATCATGTCTGATACTTATATTTACAGATTGAAACATGAACCTATTACTAAATTCTCAGTAAGATCTAAAGGAACTATCAATCCTAGAACGTTCTTGCCGATTAAATCCCATGCTTATAGTAGGGGCACGGCACTGTTTAACAACCAGGCTATCAGGATTGGTAATATGGAGATGGATATTCTCAATCTCTGTAACGATCCTGCGGCTATAAACTTCTTTACAAGATTGTATTGTACTTCAGTTACTGGAAGACGCGAATTCTCTCAACTTCTTGATACAAACCTGTTCCAAGAAGATATTCAGATCGATATGCCGAATCCAAAGTCTCGCGTTGTAGATTTGTTCAATGCGACATTCTTGGTTTGTGGAATGGCGCTTGAATTTGAATACGACGATGAGACGGAAGTTAGAGATGATAGTCTTCTTAATGAGCTTAAAAACATGGACAAAAAATCCCTTAAAATATTCTTTGATGGGTGGGACAAACTGAAATGAGCAATCAAGTAAACGTTAAAAAACCTACTATTGGAGTCTTGGCTCTAAATGGTGCTATATTTAGAAAAATGGAGAAACTGTAACTCTCCAAGATTTCATAATGGACCTTAATTCTATGGGATATGAATTTAATGGCAAGATAATGCAGACACAAATTGATGGAGAACCTATTGTCATTGTTCCAATTCCAGAGTCGAATGAAGATGGAAATAAAGGTAATGTAACAGCAAACTCTCCAGAGGGTGATCAGCAACAATGCCAAGCTTCAGAAAATCAACAAAACGAATAGTTCAGGAATTGGACAGCGGAAATTATCTTTCCGCTGTCCTCAAACTTCATGATCCTGAGATTGTACTCACGTTACACGAATTAACATTTAAACCTGAAAAATCTTTAACTGAAGATGAAATTGAAGGCCTTGAAAATATCCTGAAAGCAAGTAAGGCTCTTTATGAGCTTAATCAATATATGAGCGGTATTCTTTACAAATTGATTCCAGATGAAATGTATGATAGACTTCTTGAAAAGTATAAAAAGTTGACTGATGGTAAAGAACCTTTTCAGTCTTTCATTCCAACAGGAATGAGAAGTACCGAACAGGATTTTCCTGAACTCTCTGGTACACTTGATAAAGCTTACACGGTATACGATGTTAACGATAAACCATCTGTAGAAAGATGGTTAAAAAAAATAATGAAAGAAACTGGAAAACATACATTGAAACTTATCATAGCTCCGAAATTTGATGGCACTTCAGTTACAATAACGTTTGAAAACAAAAATAATGTTCTTACTCCGGTTAAAGCTGTAACTAGAGGAGATTTTGAATCTAATAAAGGTGTAGATCTTTCAAATATTCTTGTGGGTAGAAAACCTCTTGGACTTGGAATGAGAGAGGGATTATTGGAAAAATGGGCAGATATTATAATTAGAGAAGATAAAAAATGGGTGGATAATTTATCTCTTCCTGATAAAGTAGGGATTCAGTTTGAAGCTCTTGTTACAGAGTATGGAAGAAATATATTAAGTAAAATTGTAAAATTTGATTATAAAACTAGAAGAGCGGCTATTGCATCTGCAATGAAAAGGATTTCCAATCCGAAGACACCTAAAGATGAATTGAAAAAAATTAATAAATGTGTTACTCTAATCCCTCTTTTGATGGATGATAAATCAATTGAAGCTTTCAGTAAATTAGATAAGAATACTTTTGAGAAAATGTTTATAGCTCTTGAGAATTATTGTGTTTACTATGATGATTCTGGAGAATTTGAATTTTGGTATGACTATCTTTATGATAATATAGATGGTTTGCTTAAAGCTATCGATTCTATAGTTAAAGATTATTCTTCTAATAGACATTCTATGTTATATAGCATAGACGGGCTGGTTATAACTGTTTTAGAATATGATGCGGTAAAACAACTTGGTAGATCAAATAATAAAAATAAATGGCAAATTGCTTATAAGTTTGATGCAATGGTTCAAAGAACTAAGATTACTGGTTTAGTTCCTTCTATGGGCAAACAGGGGTTCATTGGAGCCAATATTACATTTGAACCTATTGAGTTCAACGGAGTTCGTTACGATAAAGCTCCTGTAAATAATATATCAAGATTCAAAGAACTTGATCCTCATGTCGGGGATGAAGTTATTGTATCCTATAACGCAGATGTTATGGGGTATATCTATAAGGATGAAACTTGTGAGCCTGCAAAAAATGGCGAACCTCTCAAACTTCCAACTCATTGTATTAAATGTGGTTCTGAGCTTATTGTTACTAAAGATATGCTTAAATGTGTAAATGAAGAATGTCCTGGACATAAAGTCGGAAGACTTTTGGAAGCTATTCGTATATTGGACCTTGATTTCTTTGGAGAAGAAACTGCCAACGATTTGGTTGAAATAGCTGGAATTTCGAATGCTATTGAATTTTTGAAGATGACCCATGACGATCTTTCTAAAGTTCTTAAAGGATTAAACCTTGAAAAAGCTTGGGAAGAATTCCAGAACAAGATTAAAGCTCCTATAAGCTATGCAAAAGTTATAGATCTTCTCAGAATACCAGGTCTTAGAACAAAGACTGCTGAAAAGATTCTTGCGGAGATCCCTATAAAAGAATTGAAAGAATTGATGCTTTTTAAACAAAAAGATTCTTTGTATAAAAAACTCAGGGCTGTAAAAGGCATTGATAAGAAAGCTAAGGATTTTGCAAATGATTTAATCGAAGCATATAATGATTTTTCTGATTTGTGTAAACTACTCAACTGTGAAGAAGAAAAGAAAGATTATGATAAAGTAATTCTTGTCTCCGGATTTAGGAGTAATCCGGAGTTTGATAGTATATGTAGAAAGTTAAATTTTAAAGTTATTGAATCAGGAAGTAAATACGATTTACTTGTAGTAACTTCTGATAGACTTGATGGAAAGAAAGCAATAAAGGCCCGCAAAAACGGGATTCCGATAATGCTTCTTTCAGAGTTTATCAGAGAATATTCTTGATAAATAGAGCCGGAGAGAAATCTCTCTGGCTATTTTTTCAAAGGTTTATTCTCTTAAAATAGTTGATGACGAATTGGATTTTCTGTAAAATAATAAAAATATTATTTTAAAATAAATTAAACACCTGGTAAATATAATTGTTAATATCAGAACCGTTTCAGGTAATTTTTGGAAATGTATAAACAGTATATCGGGAATGAATTTGTGAGAGAGTCAGATTAAGCAAAAACAAAATGAAACCACCGGGTCTGGCCCGTAGATCTCTTTGAAAAACTAAAAACTTCAAATTATCCCAACGATGATAGGGGTAATCGGCGATATTCCTCGGATTTTTCTGCCTGGGTTGGTCTACTGTTTGAGGTCAACCGTCGCGGAAAGTGAAGAGGTCCTTGCTGAGGTTTTTAGAAAGGGAACTATAGGGCTAGTAGGTGGAAAATAATTTTGGGAAAAGTTAATGACTCAATCTCACAGTTCATATCCTCAATATAAAAAATGAGCCAGAGGGAGTCACATCCCTCTGGCTTGTTGTTTTTTTTGATTAATATGCAAATATATATTATTAATCAGATAATATAAATGGAAGGAGGATAACATGTCTCTCAATTCTGTTATAAATTTCGATAAAATTTCTAATGAAGCATCTAAACAATTGTTTTTGTGCGAAAATGATGGAGAACCTCCAAAAAAATACACTTATTGAAGCTAATGCTGAATATATTGAAGAAAATAAATGAAATAAATATTTCTTATCCACATTACTACATTATCTCGAAAAGGACAGATATGACAAAAAATCTAAAAGATGGATCAAAGTTAAAAATAAAGATGAAGATAAAATTATTATAGATAAAAAGAGCGCAGCTATGTTTGTTTCTATTCATGCTTTAACATTACTATGTATTCTTAACATTATTTCAAGGGAAAATGAAGACTCTCTGGAAGAAATTACTTTTGAGAGGAATGAAGAAACTTACTGTTTAAAGAAAGTAGATAATACGTGGTTACTCGGATTCACTTTGAGTAACTAATTATATATTATTATTGTGTATATGACACATTATTAGCATATGTAATGATGTGTCTTTACAATCAAACCAAAAAATCAGGAGGAGAAAGGTAAATGGCGAAAAAACTCATTGAAATCACGAACTCTGTGTCTTCGAAGGCGTTCCATTGCGAGCGCAACATCAACGGCGAAGCTACGAAGGCCGAAATTGACATGCCGATCCAGGCCATCATCGACACCGGCATCTCCAACGCAATTTCCCGCACCTTGTATCTGAAGATGAACCAGGAACCGGCTGAAGAGGTCCAGCTGGTTGTTGGTCCGTTCACCTACGGCGTCGTTGCGCGACGGTCGGGCGAATCCCTGTCGCTGAACCCGACGTTCACGCTGACGAACGAGAAGAAGCTTCTCAGCGAACTGGACAACTTCCAGGAGAAGCTGTACAACAATGTATCGCTCATCGAATCGATCGCAACCACTATCGACGACAAAGTCTTCCTGGACACCGTCATCCATTGCTGCAAGCTGGATGAATACGATGTTGCGGAAGGCGAATGGGTCGAGAAGAAGACGGATGCTGACCGTGGGGTTGAGCTCGACGAAATGTCGGCGCAGCTGTTCGTTGCGATTCACGTCGCGGCAATCCTTCACGTTCTGGCGAACAGCAAATCGCCGGAAGAAGTCGTGAAGTACGAAGTTCCCGGCGAGGGAACATACACGATTGAACTCAAGAAGGACAAGTGGGAAATCGGTTTTGTTCCTTCGAAGGAGTTCAAACAAACGATCAAGAACGACCGCCTCATCGAAGCTCTCGTCTGATCATGTTCGGAACGCCAGCCGAAACCGGATTATTTTCCGGTTTCGGCCAGTGGCGTTTAGTAAAATTTTTTATAAAATATATTCATCAGACACCATAGAAGGGAAGGAAGAGGAGTCTTGGCAATAAACTATCTTGGCCAAATGGTCGCAGAGATGTCAGACAAGATGGCTGCTGATGTCAATGAAGATTTGTTTGATAGAAGAAAAGGAAAACAAATTTGGGAATTCATTGCCGAAGACTTAAAATCAATCGAAATGCTTCCCGATATATTTGTAAGGGATATTGAATATATCCGCGATCCTTCAAAAATTGATGTTCGTCTCAATATGAGGAATATCAAGAATAAAAAGATTATAAAAAATCGTATTGAAAAACTTATTCCGGTGCAACAAGATGTTTTTGATGCAATAAAATTCACTGTGGATATTGTTGGAGGGAGCAAGGTCGAAAATATTATTCTCCTTCCAAAGTATATAGATAGGTATCATTTTCTGATTTCCGGTAACAAAACTCTTGCAATGTTTCAGGTCGTTGACAATGCTACTTATAACCGCAAGGGAGAAGTAATACTCAAATCTAGAATACAACTTAGACTCAGTAAAGAAGATAAACGCAAAAGGTTCCACCTTATATGTGTCGAATCAGGAAAAGAATTCAAGATTAGCAATCTCATAGTAAATCTATTCAAGAAGAAATTCAACCCGCTATTCTATTTTGTAGCCAAAAAAGGCATTCTGGGTACTATTGATTTCTTTGGTTATACAAAATTCCTCAATGTAGTTACAGAAGTTAAAAATCCAGATCTTTTCTACTATTTCAAAATAAATTCGAATATCCTGCTTGAAGCTGAAAAGAATTTATTTGAAGAAGATCCGTTCATGAGAACGTTCGCAGGAATGTTCATTCAGGTTTTCAATACGAGAAATAAAATAGAAGATATCTATGATGATGAACTTTGGGTAAAACGTCTGGGTTCACTTTTTACTTCCGCTCCAAAGAATCAACTTAATAAAGGTTATGATGTTCTTAAATCGTTTAGGAATGTTCTTGATACCACAACACAGAACGCGTTAAGGATCGATTATAAAGATAAAGCAGATATTTACTGTGTTCTTCGTTGGATGATGAGAGAGTTTAATGAACTCAGAAATATGGATAACAACTCTCTCTTCAATAAAAGAATCAGGATTAACGAATATATTGCTGCACATTTTAGCAGATTTCTTAAGGATAAGGTTAATTATGCTCTTAATCTTAAGCCTTATGATAAAGAGAAACTTTCTAAGTTCTTCAAATTCGATGAATATATCTTGATAAAGACCCTGTTTAAAAGCAAGAAACCTTCGCCACTATTCAGATATAATATAGATATTAATGATCTTCAAGCACTGAATGGATTGAAATTTTCGTTTACAGGAATTCAGGGACTTCCTTCTGATAAGGTTAAAGATGAGCAAAGGGATATTTACCCCAGCCATCTTGGAAGATTTGAACTTAATGCAATTTCATCAAGTTCTCCCGGCATCTCCGGCATGTTGACTCCATTCTGCAAGATTTACGATGGAGGATATTTCGGAGAATCGCAGACTATTGAGAAACCTTATGTGAAGAAACTTCAAAAACGTATTAGACAAATTGAAGAAAATGAAGAACTCAATCAAAAGATCGAAGAGCATTATAACTCAATCCAGGAAGAACATGAGAGACGCAAATTTGATATTAAATATAGAGATCTCCGGAATGAGAGAGGATATATCAGGATCGTCAGACCTGTTTACAATCGAACAGGTGGATTTATCAGAGTAGAAAGAAGATTAGATCCTTCTAGTTATGTAAGAAATTCAAGAGGTTTTATTGTAATAAAGAAAACTTTCCGACTTATTAAACTTAAAGTAAGAATTAAATCAGAATATAGTGTTAGTTCATACAGACGAAATGAAGATGGGTTAATAAAAATCTATATTAATAAAAATGGACCGTTCAGAAGTTGCGGAACCTTTAAATGACCGATATTCAGTTCTAAAAGAATAACCAAAAGGAATCCGGATTTATCCGGATTCCTTTTTTTTTATTTAAGATGCTTTTAATAGAATGAAAGTATTCTTTTTTCCAACATATGACAATCTTTGACATTTAAAGCGTCAACTTTGTGTTCTTGTATATGATCCTCATTATTCATAACGATGATAAAATTTGATAGCCTTATTTGGATAGCCTTTGGTATTAAATCTGTCTATGAGCTCTTTCCGTTCTGATTCCCCATTTTCAAATATACCAAGTTTAAGATCAACATTACCAATCGGCATAGTGAGCTGATCGTAATGTTTCAGTTTATTATAAATGAAAATTTTTATATCACATTCGGCAAGATCCAAGAATTGTTCGACTACTGAATCAGGAATAGCCGAAAATGATGGATAAACAAGTTTAAATGTTATATAAACATCATATTCTCCGAATCCTTTTAATCTTACCTTATTAGGAGGAATGAATTTAAATGATCTATAGCTATAGTTTGATAATGATGCAATATTTGTAGCTGCTGAGTTGACAAGAACATCTTCTATAGTTAAGGCAAATGGTCTATAAGTATCCATAAATGAGTTTCCTTCTACACCTGATTTCGCACGAACATCCGCTATAGAAATTATTTTTAATTTATTTGCATCTATTTCTGGAATATTCAAATAGTATTCATTTTCCACATCAGATTTATTTTGACTAGGATTGTATAAAAATCTTCTATAATAGGGAAAGTATTGAGAGAAAATAGGTAGGGTATTTGTAAGAAGATTTCTATGAATCTCTGGATAGAGATAATCTAGTTTGTACTCAACCAAACCAAGTCTTTGATTAAGGAGAATATCCAATATTGTATTTATATTCATTCAATCATCTCCTAAGTTTTTATTTTTTTTTCTTAATTATTCTCTCTCAGACCGCGGATCATATGTCTATAGTTCTCTCTTATATATGATTCGATAGGAACAAATACTGTTATTGAGGTTCCGAGATACGAACCTTCAAGAATAACCTGCCCTTTTTCATTGAAAGTGCCGCAGGATTCTTCAAGTCCAAACAATTCTTTAGCAATTTTTACATTGTCAGACTTTTCGAGAATGAAGTTAGTAATTTGATGCTCGAGTTTCGTAGTATCTACCGGGTATGAGACAGAGCATTCTTGGAGGAAGTCATCAGTATACTCATTCTTAGAAGTAACGTCATCTCTGGTTCCATATGCTTCTTTATGAGAAGGTCTATTAACTTGGTCATAAGTGATAATAGTAAGAGGATGCAATGCAACATTATTTGAATCGGTAGCACCGAACGCACGGAGAGAGAAACCCCATGGGCGCCCTGCCATCAATTTATTATACATATCAAATCCATAACCATAAGGAGCAGTTGTTACATGGGCTTTAAGAAGATGTCCATCCTGCCAATATTTATCAATAAAGTGTGATACATAGGGATCAAGAATCTGAGATTGACGGACTGGATCTTTGCTATCCGGATGGCACCATTCACCAGCCCATTGTTTCTTACTAATATCATTCTGAATTTTGGGATTTTCGTTCAATCCACGCATAACGACCTTTGCAGGATAAGTACGTCCGTTCCAATTCAAACGTTCAAAGCTCTGAAGGACAGATTCAGCAGTTACCGTTTTAACTTTGGAGCCGGTCGCAGTTTCTATTACGTTCTCTCTAATGATATTAGTTCTTATATCACTAGGATTAACCGCTGCTTCTACAATGTAGAAAATGGGAAACTCTTTCTTAGTCGTAGTAGTAATCATATTATCATTTCCTTTCCTATTATAGTATTTCTATTAATGTAGTGTTTAAAAAATGGTGAATGCTGTAGTATTGTATATTTTGAAACATCAGAATAATTAAATATTTATAAGGGGCGATTCTTTCATGGATAGAAGCTTCTATAATAGTAAGCTTTTAAGCGAATATAAATCTAAAATGATTGAATCAACAGGAACAAATATTGATATGGCAATATTTGATGGACTTAGTTTTACTGAAAGCGATAACGATATAAAAACTGAGGCTCTTATAGAGTCATTTATTGAACTTATTGAAGAGAGTGGACTTGTACTGGATATAGAAGAAACGCAATTGAATGAAGGCGCAGCTCAAACTTTGAGAAAAATAAAAGATAAAGTATCTCAGGCAGTTGTAAAGGTTACCCTTGCAGAAAAACAACTTTACGAAAGAATAAATGAGAAATTCAATCGTTATATTAAATTGTACAGAGAAGGAAAGAGAAATGCTACTTACGATTCAATTGTAAAAAGATCTATCGACCTTTCTAGAATATTAAAAAGTCTGATACGTTCTATAGTAGTCGGTATTTTGGTTCCTGGAGGAGTTCAAATAAAACTTGTTAGCGCTATAATAGCTATTATTATCCAAACTGCTCTTGATAAAAGAACTGATAAGAAATACAAAAATCTTATATTTAATGATCTTAAATTTGAATTGAAAATAGTTCAGGAAAAAATTAAAGATGCAGAAGCAAGAGGAGATATTAAATCTAAATATAAACTTATGAGAATCGAGAACCAAATTGGTAGAGCAATGGATAGAATCAAATATAATATAAGGGATTAATAAGGAGGAAAAGATATGTCAATTAGAAATAAGCTTAAATCTATTTTGGAAGGAAATCTTCTTCTGGAAGCAGAAGAAGATAAGTATGATTTGGAAAATCAAGATGATAACTCTTCAGAAAATGATGACAATGCGGACCAACCTGATACTAGCGATCAAAATGATAATGAAAATCAAGAAAATGATGATAATAAAGGTGAAGAAAATAACCAGGATGATGAAAATGAAGAAGAATCCGGGGACCCTGATTATGGCTTAGATGATGATAACGACGAAGAACAAGAAACTAATGAAGGTGGTGATGAGCCTTCCACTAGTGATTCCGAGACAGCGGATAATCCTACGGATAATTCTGGTTCATCTCCTAATCAAGAAAAACCTGGAAGTTTGTTAAATATTGATGCAAAGTCTAGATCCATACTCACATTCAAAAATTTTGAAAGATATAGGAATCTTAGAGATGATACTGGCAGATTAATAAACGAACTATCTGAATTTGTTCCCACTTCTGATGAGGCAAGACAATATTTATTGATAGCAGTAGAAAAGGGCAATGATCTTTTTAAGAAACTTAATGATTATATACTATATAAGTATATTGATAATTCATATGAGGTAAACTATAATAACTATATGCAATTTATACTGGAAAAACGCTATTTGGATGAATTATACAGAAATATAATCCGCATGTCAACTCAGAAGGGATAAAAAATAATTTTTAAAGAATCAACATAAAATCGAGGTTTTTCAAAACCCCAACAAGAGATAAATATTTTACTCACTCTTTATTAAAGGAGGAAATCAAGATGTCACGTGAATATCTTGAACTGACGCTTGGTATGTCGACGGCACGGGATCAGAAAGTCGAAGAATTCTATCAACGACTGTTCGAGTCCTACGGCCCGAATGTTAGCGGCGAAATCGCAAGCATTTTCAAAAGCAGAGAGAGTGCACAGGCGTTCCTGGAGACGGTCAACGAGATCCTCGAAGACAAGAATCTCGAAGGACAAGGTCTGTCCAATGCTATTCTCCGAGAGGACGCTGCAGCTCGCGGCGTTGCTATGCAAAACGTCGTGAATGAGCTGCTCATGGAATCGACACAACAAGGCCTCGCTGCCCTGCGGCCGATCTCGCTGACTTCGTTCGGCTTCCAGATCCGGTCGTATGTCAAGGCTGCAATGCACCGGGCTGTCAAGACGGTGCAAGCTGAACGCCCGGCGTTCAAGATCACGGAGCGCAAGCAATACGTGATCGACATCCAGGGCAACAAGCACTACTTTGTTGACGCTTTCAACCGGAATTCCAACATCATCAACAACCTGCACCAAAAATTCAACTTCACCGTCAACGTTCCGACATCGGACTACGACATCTTCACCACGAACTCGATCGATCCTCGGAACAAGCTGGCGGTGGATATCGCTGTGAAGTCGTTCACGGCTGTCGAACCTGGTGAAGATCCAGAACCAGCTGCAGAAGAAACGCTCAAGATCATCGGTCGGAATCGTCAAATCGACATCGAAACTGGTCGCTTCAGTGTCGATGTCCAATTCGGTTCGGACAATGCGAAAGCAACGATCATGGGCGAAATCGATTTTGAATCGGCCAAGCTGGTGAGCATCAGCTCGACTTCTCCGCGCATCACAACGGTTACGTTCGCTGCGCGTCTGTCGTCCGAAACGCATCTCAAGGCGCTGGTTACCGGCTTCGAACACAAGCACACCAACGTCGTGATTCCGGACGGCGCACATATCGAAGTCAATCCGTCGGTTGAGTTCATCGACGACGTGAACCGCATGCTGGGTGTGAATGCTCTCGAAGAGTATACCAACCAGATGGGACAACTCGTCGAACAACTCGAAGACCGGAGCATCTACGAATACCTGAAGGATCTTGAATCGCAGGCCATCCTGACGAAGGACTTCAACGTTACGCCAGATGCCGGCTTCAGTCTGGGCCGCGAAGAATGGCTGCGTCGTGAGTTCCATCCGTTCATCGAGCGGATCTGCATCCGCCTGAAGGCTGAGCTGCAACTTGACGACTGTCACTTCCGCGTGGTCGGCAACCCGATCGATATTCGGGTCCCGAACGCATCCGGTGAGCAGTACATCTTCCGTCGCAATCAGGACATGACCGGGGCGTCGCAAGTCAACTACGACTTCGCGGTGATGAGCACCGGTATGACGATCTTCTACCTGTCCACGGATCGCGTGGCACCGGGCAAGATCTACATCAACCTGATTCCGAACAGCATCCAGAACAACATGATCACGATCAACCACTACCGGTATGCGAACTACGTTTCGAACAAGTACCGGAGCAGCGTGAACCCGGCATTGCCGGCCATCATGGTGTCGAGCCGCTATCAGACCAAGGAGTACTATCCGGTCATGGCGGTTGTCAACATGCAGAACAACTATTCTGACTACTACCAAGGCTTCTACCTGAATCAGCAGCAATAATTGTTCTGCCGCGAAACTCCCAGTGGTTAATTCCACTGGGAGTTTTATTTTTGTATTTAAATTTCAGAACTTAATATAAATTTGAATATTTCCAAGGGAGGAACTTCATGTGAATAAATATGTATTTCATATTCTCGCTGCTACCTTTGATGACTTAAAGAGGGATTATACGAATAATCTGGAATATCTTGAAAGAATCAAAACTATTCTTAATAATGAGGTTAAAAATCCTCCGTGCATAAATGTAATCATAAACGATTCAACTGTAGCTCAAACTTTCTATGGAATGATCGTATTCCCTAAAACTATTCTGTCTAATAATAAGGGAATAGAGATTAAAAGCTATGCAGTCGAGATACAAAAAAGCCTCCTTGATTTACTTAATGGGCAGCAATTGGCGGCACTTCTTATTCATGATATTTCACATAACGTATTGACATATACAGCAATCGAACGATTCAAAGCCGCTATTTATCAGGCTTGTAAAATGTCTCATATGAAAGTAATTGAAATTCTTTACAATCTTGACAATAAAGCAAGGGATCTTGCTATTCTTGATATTGCTAACCGTACTTATAAAGAACCTGTTCTCCCGGACGTGGAAATTTATGAAGCTGATCGTATACTTATCGATATGGAAATTTATGATTATTTCAATTCTGCTATTAAAAAGATTAAGGAACAAATCGAAGAGTTTGATCTTTCCAATCCAGATCATCAGAATATCGCAGATGTATATACAGCGACTGTAATGATTAAGATTGTAATGGAAAAAGCTAAAGGGATCATGCGCCAATATAATTGGCATAAGGGATATGTTGAGAAATTCTACGATACTAAAATATTTAAATTATTCCCCTCAATTGATATTGAAGTAAGAGAAGAATTGTTTGGTCAAAAAGTTAGTGAGATTGAATATTACAAACCATATGAGCTTTCAATGCTTAAAGAGTCTGCAATACTTCAAGAATCTACGCTCGATTTTATTTATAGGAAACAAGGCACTGATAACGGTTCCTTGATTATAGAAAGTGTAAAAGATTATCTGCTTACGGAGTCATTTAGTAAACGTCCGAGATTGACAGCTTTACAGAAAGAATATGATATTATTACGTTTAAAATGCAAAATATGTCTTCAAATTACGAAAGACTTAGCCTTCTTGACAGAATATATGATAACATTTATCTTATTGAAAAATATCTCAAAAAGAATCCGGGTGATACCGAGATTCAAGAATTTATGGATAAATTCCTTGAATTGCCGAAAATTCTTAAAGAGCTCAAACCTTCCAAAAAAAGATATGATATCTATGTAGAATATCCTGCAGGTTACGAAGGATAAAATTTCTCTATGTTCCGAAAAAAAATCCAAGGAGGACTCACTCTCCTTGGATTTTTTCATTTGAATCCGGATTCTTAATAATTGTAGTACCCTTTTTTATTTTCTTACGAAGGAGATTCAATGCAGATTTCAGGCAATTTTCATGTACATAGGCATTCAATTCTATATTATAAACAAGCTTTTCTTTCTGTTCAGGTTCATTGCAAAGCCAAAATTTTTTACTTCCGAAGTAATGCATTCTAGCTCTGGCCATGGATATAGTATCATCTCCTATAAAATATAAAAAATGGTCAATTCAATAATATATGATTCCCAAGGGATTTATTAACACCCCTTGGGAAACGTTGTTTTCCTCCTTAATATTTTTAAAAATATTATTGACCTGTTTCAATATATTTTTCCCTTATATTTTATATTAAAACTAATAATAAAATCATGATCTTGGATATTTTTAATTTAAAGGCGGTGAGAAAATGCTTAAACGCCCATATAATAAATATGAAGAAAAATTCCATATACATTGGGAAACGTCCAATACTTCATTCTTAAAAGTTGCCCTTCTTTTAAAGAAGGCTGGTATTGAAAATTACTATTTTATGCTAAAATTATATGACGAGGATCTGGTCAATATTGATCCATATGATCCGGATATAACTCCTGAACAAATGGGCAAAGTTTTAGTAGAGGTTTCTAGAAACTATTATTATTTCCTTCGTGAAGTTGCAAGGGTTCCTGAAGAAGGTGCTTCGACCGAAGTTGGTGGTGGCAGCCCGTTCCAGCTCCACCGTGGCAATCTGGCTCAGGCGTTCTGTTTTGAGCATAATATAAGCCACTATCTGGAACTCCCTCGCCAGTTCGGTAAAACCACTGGGGCAGTTCAAAGATATTTATGGCAATTCTCCTATGGTACGACTTCATCCACTACTATATTCATGCATATGGACAAGGCCGGTTCGGTAGGCAACTTAACCCGTCTTAAAGATAGCAGATCCCTATTGCCTGAATATATGCAAATGGTATTTACCCTTGATGAAAAGACAGGTCAGCTTAAGAAAGATACGGATAACGTTAATGAAATTAGGAATAAGAAACTTAAGAATACCATTATCACCAGAGCAGGTGCCAGAAACGTCCAATCCGCTGAACGGGTTGGCCGGGGTCTTTCAGTTCCTTCTATCTGGTTTGATGAGTTTAACTTTATACTTCTTAACGAAACTATTCATGCCGCTGCTATCCCGGCATTCTCTAAAGCATCTGAAAACGCTGCTAAGAACGGAAAACCGTTTGCTATATGTATAACCAGTACTCCTGGAGACCTTGGCACAGCACATGGTGCTTACGGATTTGATTTAAAAGAAAAAGCTGCCAGATTTACCGAATCGTTGTACGATATGGAACCAGACGAAATAAAGGTCTGGCTCCAAAAGAATTCAAGTAACGAAATGGTATATATCTCATTCTCTTACTTACAATTGGGTAAGAATAGAGAATGGTTTGAAGATCAATGCAGACGGATGAACCATAACTGGTTAAAGATCCGTCGTGAACTTCTTCTCCAATGGAACAAAGCATCTAATAACTCGCCGTTCTTACCTGAGGATATCGATGAGCTGGAAATCATGTCGATTCCGGCAATCGAAACGCTTAAGATTAATAAGTACTATGAGGTTCTCATATATAGAAAATATGATCCCTATAAACGCTACCTCATAGGTGTCGACGTTTCTAAGGGTATTGGTCGCGACTCAACTGCAGTAGCAATTGTTGATTCACAAACCCTTGAAATAGTAGGCCTGTTTATAAATAATACTATTAGATCTAAAGAGCTTAAGAGATTCTTATTAACTCTTGTACTTGATCACTTCCCGAACTCTGTACTGATTATAGAAAATAACAATATTGGCGATGCAATAATTGAAGATCTTAGACATACTGCATTAAAACATCATCTCTATTATGATTATGCTATAAGACTTGCTGAAGAAAAACGCAAAGATGGCATAATTCAAAAGAAGCAAAAGAATAGAATTATTTATGGTCATGAAGTAACTTCCGTCACCCGTCCAAGAATGATGGAGTTGTTACTTCAGTTTGTTTCTAAACACAAAGAGAAGATTAATGCAAAAGAACTTGTTGACCAAATTCGTCACCTCGAATATAAGAATGACAACAGGATTGAACACGCTTCAGGGCAACACGACGACGCAGTATTTGCATACCTTGCTTGTATCTACATCATGTTCTATGGAAAGAATCTTGCAAGGTTTGGTTTGTTTAATCCTTATAATTTTGATGGTTCTGAAATTCAAGAGAAAAATCATGGTGAAGATAAGATTGGTAAAATATTTAAGAGACTTCATGTTCAGAGAGCTATTAAAGATAATCCATTCCTGGCTGGTTTGTTTGAAGATTTATTAACTATTGAAGATGAAGATCGTGCAATTCAGCAAGAAATATTTGATATTGAAGCTAGTGATGATGGAACAAGCACATTATATCAATCTGATGGATTTTCAAGATCAAAAATTAAGAAGAATGCGTTTAGAGAACTTAATGCAAGAGCGTCTGGAAGAATGTTTAATGGTTTAGGTAGTTCTAAGAGTACGTTGTTCGGTGTTTCCGATAAATACTCAGGGAGTTCCTGGTGGTAGAAAAATTATATGGTCTAGGAGAATAACTCCTAGACCATATTTTTACATATAAAAATATTATCATTAAACCATAGTATTAGTATACACAGATGGAGGGGAGAATTATGGTAGACCTTGAGTTCGATGATGGTCCACAGAATAGTACCAACGTACGGACTATCATAGAATTCATAGACAACGAATTCTATACTGAAGCCATAAAAGAGCAAATTTTTGAAGGTATCGATTGCAATAATGTTGACTACATTGAACAATTCAGAATGAAGATCGAAGAAATTTCTGAAAAATATGATGAGGATGATTATCAATCCGTTATTCTTTTTGAGGAAGAATTATATAGAAATGTAATTTCGTGGATTCAAGATAAGTATAATATAGAAATTGAATATGATGATGACTCTTTAAAGGCTGTTGCTTATGATATGTATAAATTCTTCGTTGTTGAACTTAAAAATATAACTACGTCATTCTTACTTAATTATATAATCGAGAACTATAATTATATCATTTCCGGAATCCCGGAAGAAAATCTTAATAAGCAAGTAATAGAAAGGCTTGAACCAGATAAAGAACCTAACAAGTATATTGCTGTAAGTAATATTAATGAACTAATCAAACAGGTAAGTCTCCTTGATTTTGATTTTGAGACATTTATTAGGTATGCTTCAAAGTCAGGAGACATTGACTCTTTCTCAGAAAGAGATGAAGACGGCACTCCTTCTATCTCATGGAAATTCATTGATGAGGGAGAATTTGTCCAAAAAGTTCTTAGACAAATTGCTGATGGTGAGTATGACAGGACTATAATTTTGTCAATCACAGATAATCTTATCTCTTCTTTTGATATCAACATAACGCTGGACGAGGAGAATGAATAATGGTAAAAAGGAAAAATACCACCAAAAAAAAAGCAACTGCAGAAGCAACTGTCGAAACCAATCCTCCTGTTCCTTACAATGTAATGGCTTCAAACCAGGAGCCTACTCCTATTAAAGCTTTTACTGAAGAAGGGGATATTTTTGAAGGGAAATCCCGTGAAGATATTATCGAAGAACTCGGTAAAACCGGTGTGGATATGGAAGAGGCAACCGGCGTGGTTGTAGAAGATGGTGTAACAGGAGAAAAAATTCCTGGTTTTGCAAAAGATCTTCCTAAAATAAATTCGCTCCAAGAACTGGAGCCTGAGAATATTAAGAAATTTTTGTCAAATATGGTTAAGCAAAATCTTCAAGTTCTTATTCCTGAAGACCTCACTGATGAAGAAGCCGAAGAAATTATCAATTCCATTGAAAAGAAAATCATTAGTCTCGACAGGAAGGAAATCAAAAACCTCGATCCGGTTGAGATTAAGAATATTTATGGAAGTGAAGTATTTAATCAAATCAAGAAATTCAATCCCACTGATTATGTAAAACTTGCTAGGAAACTTCTTGTAGATTTTAAAGACGGAATTGTTGAGTATCAAGATATTATTGATGCAACTGAAGAAATCAATCGTCACATTAAATTCTTTCAAGATCTCGATGTCGATAATGTTCAGAAAGGGATTAGAGAGACAATTGAAAATGACTCAGAAAATTATCCTACTGAATTCCATAAATATAAGAAATATTTGGAGATGTATCTTGATTATCTTAATAGTAAAGAGGGTTATGAAAATAACCCCTTCATGGAGAAAGAAAAAGAAGTCACTGCACAGAAAATTAGAGCTGTTGAAGAAGCTCTTGATTTCAGACATATTTATAGTAAATGTGAAAATGGTAAGCAAAAGATTCTTAGGGATTTCAAGACTCCTCAAGTTCTAAATAAAGCAATCTTTGATTTCATTGGGAAACTCAGCAATGATAATTCCATTAATATAGCATTCCCAATTCCTGCAAACTTTAATGTTAAAGTAAATGCATCTGAAGCTCTTACAGCAGTATGGATTACGTTCCTTGAAATGTCTATCTTGAGAGGTAAATTCGAAAATATCAAAAATATTACCCCCTCTGAATATGTAGAAATGGTACAGATTATTAGAGGAGAAACGCCTAAGAAATCTGATAAAAAGAAGAAAGATGAAAATGTTAAAACTGAGGATGGTATCGATATTAAGAAATTTGTAGAGGAAAATAATATTACTATTGACGATGTAAGCTATTCCCGGAAAGCTGCAATTGCAGTTTCTTACATTATTGCGAGAACATTTAAACCAACTGTCATTAATAATAGCACTCATATGAAATACGTTCTTTCTTATACTATGAAACTTTTGACTCAAAGTTTTGTTCATGATGGATGCAATAAATTGCTTCTCGAATTGGTTAATGGAGTCAAGGAACGTTTAGAATAATTAACGCACTTAATATCATTATTGATTATATATTATTGAAATGAGCCGCAACCGGGAATCCTGGTTGCGGTTTCTAATTCTATAAGCTCACAAGAGGGGTGAACAACATTGTCTAACATTAAAAGTATGATTAGAAGATTCGTTGTAAATATTATTAACAGATTCACTAAAAAAGGATATACCGAGGAAGAATTGGAAGAATTCAGAAAATTGGTTGAGATTATGATACATAATGAAGCTCCTATAATATTAAGGGAACTCGGGATACATGAAGATGAGTGGAATTACAAACATAGGATTCGTCTATATTGGGAAGGACCGAGAAAAAATAGAACAGGATTTACAGGTATTCTCGACGATGGAGAATTTTCATTTGGAACTGTAAATGTCCATCTGTACGTGAGAAACATATTGAGAACCAATAAGTACAATAATTTCCCCAAATCTTTTATTCATACACTCGCACATGAACTGAAACACGTTCAGCAAATAAAGAACGGGTATGATGTAACCGGATATATAAGACCTGAAGATGATATCGAAGGATATAAAACACAGGATATAGAAATAGAGGCTGAGGAATTCGCACGAAATTACGTTCTTAAAAGATTTAGGAAGTTAGCCGGTTAATCCGGCTAACTTCTTTTTTTTTTCTATTACTTTATTATGAAAACACCTGAATAAATCAATAAGAGAGGAGAAGTAGAATGTCTTCTTTAGATAAACAGTATTTCGAACAAACTGAGTCATCTATACTATTGAATACTTACAAATGTGAAATTTTTGTTCCAGAGAGTTATTTTGAATCGAAGTTGGCAGTTCAAGATGGAGAAATATATAATTTATTTTTTATAGTAAAATATAAATTATATCATAGTGAAAATGATTCTGGGCAAAAGAATTATGGAGATTTTCTCTTCCCGTCTATTGTAACTACAAAACCTGACAGCGTAGATTCAGCAGAGCTGGATATTTATGGAGAGATGGAAAAATTCCGTGTATTCACCTACTATAAAGGGTCTCCTATATTGAATAATAGATTTATAGTAAAAACATCTATAATGGTTGAAAGATTCGTAAGTTTAAGAAACGATGGAAAGATTAGAGCTTTCTATGGGAAGATTCCCGATATAGAAAATAAAGTACAAAAAATCCATGATACAAAATTAGGCATCCCTCAATATATTCAACAACTTACTATTTCTGAGGTTTATAGAGATAGAAACGATTATTCAAGACCTTCAAGACTTGTGCTCACATCTCAAGATAGAGATAATTCAAAAATTAGAGCTCTTAATATGAGAGAGAACTCCGCATTTACTTCTACTTTGGCTGGTATAGGGTTTGAGGACGTTAAATCAATGCTCACTGTCGCTGACAATAGAGACGACAGAAATGTCAAAACAATAAGCCCTATAGAGAAAGTTATAAAAGGTATCTAACTAAAATCAACACCTATATAGGGTTTACCAACAATGAATTAAATACTAATTTACTCTGTAAAGAGGAGGGTTTTCACAGATGTTCGATAGAATTGTCCTTGTCGACCAATCAACTTTCACTCCGGCACCAACAGCCGTGGCTTCACCGGATCGGCCCCGTGCATTTATTCCGATCTTCTCAACGAAGGGTTTCGGCAAAGACGATGAAGTGAAACTTTTCGAAGCCTATAACCACGGCACCCTTGTAAAGAACTATGGTAATCCTAACATTCTTATCACTCTTGCTCCGCTGTATTACGCTTATGAATTCCTGCGGGGTGGCGGCGATGTCTATATTCGTCGTATTGTATCGGCGACTGCCACCCATGCCCATATTGTCATCGTAGCAAAAGTCCGGTTCCCATCCGAGGGTGCGAACGAAGGTAAAGCTGAAGTTATCTTCGAAAACCGGACTCTGAACAGCGCTACGGATCTGGAAACTATGATTACTGATGCTGAAGATCTTCTGAATCTTACTCCGGATGCTGATGGATTCGTAGTTTATCCGATTGCTATCACGGGCGTGAGCTGGAAGGGCGTTGAAGGTAACAAGTATACCATCCGCCTTATTCCTAATACGTCCCTGGATAAGCAAATCGATCAAAAAGCATATACCCTTGAAACGCGTGAATCCGCTTCGTCATCTCCGAAGTCGGTCGGTTTCACGTTTGATGAAAATGCTACTCTTGACGGCCAAAGCATCTATGCTAACGATATTTTTGAAGAACAATCTCCTAACGTATTCTTCAATGTTCTTTCGACCTATTCTCAATTCATTGAAGCTATTAAGGATTACATTCCGGAAGGAGAAATCGGTCGTCCTGACATTTTCTTCGGTCGGGATAAATCCGGTAATATCTATCCGGATTATGTAATTCTGAATACTTCAGTTGATTACACCGTTTCCGGCGGTATCGCTATGCAAGGTGGTAGCGATGGAAGCTTTGCGGTCGACCAAGCGAACCGTGAAGATAGCATGATGGAACGGTATGTTGAATCATTTGATGAAATGCCGACCCAAATGCTCGAAAATGAATATAAATATTTCATTGACTATGTATTTGACTTCGGTGCTCCGCAGGAAGTCAAGGATGCGATTATTGGGTTTACTCAACGTCGCAAGACTACTAAGGCTATTATCGATACAGGTCTCAACAATAAGACGGTAACGTCAATTGTAAATGCACGGGTTAGCGGCGGTGTCACTTACAGCAATGAAAGTGCCACTATTGTCAGCGGCGTTGCTGCTTACCGCGATCCGTTTACGAATAAGAAGATTATGATGCCGCTTTCCTTCTTCGAAGCATTTGCTGTTCCGAACCACATCAGCATGTACGAAGGCGGAGCGCGTCCGTTTGCTGGAGCAAATTACACCTATGACAATATGATTCCTGGCACGTACCAGCCGATTATTTATGATGAAAATAGCGATTCGGCTAGAAAGCTGGTTGACAATCAAATCAACTTCGCTGTCGAAGACGCTAATACTTATCAAGCATTCCATCAGACGACTTCTCTTAAAGTTCGTTCCCTCGGACTGGGTGAGCGCAACAACGTTCATCTGCTCCATCTCATGATTCGTCTGTGTCTGCTGGAAGCTAAAGCCGAGCGCTGGAACTTCCTTGAGGATGCAGATATTGAACGTTATGGTTCCCGTATTCAACAACGCCTTGAAATTGCAATGCAAGGCAAAGTCGGCGAACTCAGTATTCAAACTGAGCGGGCTGGCCAATATGGAGAAGATCGTAATCGTGTCAACGTTACGATCAATGTCCGCTTCAAGAATATTAATAAGGGTACTACGTTTACCTTTACGATTAACTAATTAAAACAACCAACGGGGAGGTAAAAATATATGTCAGAAGTCCTTCAATCATATGCGCTTTGGCTGGGCGTCCCCAACCTTAGCAAAGAACAGCTCAAGAATTTCGACCCTGCATATACGGGATATGTCCATATCTTCGTTATCAGGGTTCCGGAAGTTCTGAAAGAGCATGACAAACATTTCAGCACCAAACACTCCCAGAACTTCAAGGCAATTTTTGAGCGTCTTTCTACCAGTGTTAGCGGTCTTCCTGAAATTACCGTAAACTATCAAGATCAAGTCCATGGTTTTGCTGACCGTAAAGTTCCTCATGCTACGAATATTGAAAGCAACTTTGATACGATTACGATTCGTACTCTTGAATTCAAGGGTCTCCCGACATATACTATGATTCAAGACTGGCTCACTCTGGTCGGTGGCGATGAAATCAGTAAGATCAAAGACTACAAGGGCATGGCATCGTATATGGCCGGTGGTTATTCTCTTGAAAATCATACAGCATCATTCATTATTTGTACCACGAATCCTGAAATGACTGCAATCCAAGGGCGTGCTCACTATATCACGGCTGCAATGCCGGTTTCCCTCCCAAGGGAAATCTACCACATGAATGCTGGTGAAATCTCCATTGTGGAAGGGCATGATATCTCCATGCGGGGTGTCATGAGATACGGCCCGGAAATCAACAAGAAAGCTCTTGAACTTCTGATTGAGCGGAAGAAAGTCATCAACTACTACGCATCTACCGCTTACCGCATGAATGCTCAGGGCAAATACGGCGTTATCGAAAATCCGTACCACAACGGCGGCCCGCTCAACGGCGAAACCATTCAGGCGCAAACGTCGCTCATTTAACGGCGAATCCCCATACCCCATCAGCTGGGGTATGGGGAATATTTTTTCTCATATTAGAACGAGGATGAATCTTCTCCTCCAGAGGAAGTTTCAGAAGTTTTATTGACATTGTCTAAAAGTTTTTGCTCAATTAAAAGTTCTCTTATCCGTCCAATAATGCCATCAATAGTCTTCCAATCGTAGGTAAGATTATTACGAACAAATTCTTTAACAAACAGTTTTCTCAAGGTTTCATCATCTTCAATTATATTGATTTCAGCCATCGATTGACCAAGATCTTTAATAGTATTCATAATTTCATTAGTTATTTGCATGAGCATGCTTTTTGATGGGATAAGAGTAGCATATATGGTTTCCATTTCTTGTTCAGTTAGATCAAGTTCATAAGCCATCACATAACGGAGTAGTTTGGTTAAAGGTCCATTCAATTCTGCTTGCGCGTGAGCACTTGATGATGCAATATCAAGGTTTGCCATTGAAAGAGTTTTAGCAAAATCAACTTCTTCACTATAGTCAACAATAACTGACGGTACATTGAATGAAAGAATAATCGATTTAATGAGGAATTGGAGGAACGGTTCATCCATTTCCACCTGTTGACCCGATACCACTTCAGGTTTTATAGGTTGATCCCCTTCACTACTTTGAGGAATAAATAAATCAACAATAGCGCCAACAGAACCAACTATCCCACTAATAGTACCAACATCGCTCCATCTAATCTGGGATTGTTGGATAGCTTCGATCGCTTGCATAACAGAATCTTCAATATCATTTGATAACCCGTTACTAACATACCAAACAGTTCTATCAGAACCTCTGCGGACTTTTGTAAGAATATTGCTAAGAAGAAGCAACAGATACAATTTCAGGAAAAACAACGAATTTTTCATAATGGAACCTTGTTGACGTCTAAATTCAATCACATCATCAGGGTGAAGTATAATAATATCTCTTGCCTCTTTATGAATTTGACGATCCCTTAAAAATTCATAAAATACATCCATATTATCAAAGTTAGCTTCAATGAATTTTGGAGAGATATTAGCAAGAACTGCGTTTCCGATATTCCTTATAATTTGGTTTTCAAGCATTTTCAAAGTATGCTCATTATACTCAGTGGATGCAGTCCTATAGAATGAGAAATGATTTTGGAAATGATTCCTGAGATTCATTCTAATACTATCATCACGACGTTCCTCAATATAAATGTAAGCAACTACAGTATCTTTGATTCTGAGAGGCCACGTTCTGGCAGGATCTAATCTCTCAATTTTACATCCATTTATTTTAATCTTATCATAATCACTAGCAGACCCTGTATCTATTAATCCTTCGCTAGCGGAATCTTTTTGAGATGTATTTTTAATTTTCGCAACTTTATCAAACATTTCGTCAAAAGATGATTCAATTAAATATGAACTACGTTCATCTCTTACAGCTTCAACTAAAGCTGCATCATATACCAATTTCTTATTTGATTTATAGACTTTTATATTGCTAATGTATTTATTAATTTCCTTATTAAATGAATCTAAAGCTTTTTTCCTTTCATCTTGATTCATATTTCTTAATTTTTCTTTAAGTTTATCTCCAAATGCATCCATAATTGTAGATTCAGATAATATCTGTTTATTACCATCCTTACCGAAATCTATGAGGGATGATTCTCTAACTATTTTCGATTTTGAGGCAGTATTAAGTTTATCTTGTTTAATAGAATCTATTATTGCTCTATAAGGTACTACAGTTATATATTCTGTACCAATAATAAGATAATTTTCGACTATGGTCTTAATTTTATTATTGAGATCATATTTCTCTTTTATCTTTTTGGCGAGAGTATTTTTTGCATCTGATTCAAATTTATATTCAAGTGAAAAGATTTCAGAAGTAATAGCCTCAGGAGTAATTATACTATTGATAAGAAGATCTATGACTCTTGATACTTGTGGTATTGCCCTTCTGAATATTTCATAGTCTTGAAGTGTTTCGTAAAGCCTTTCATTCATTAAAATTTGATTTTTAAGTTCCATGAAAATATTTTTATTTGAAGAAACTATATCAAAAATGTCTCTTTTGTTATCATTCGTCTTATTAGTTCTTGATGTTAACCCAAATGTGCTTATTCTTGTATTATTATAAATACTTCCCTGTACAGTTGCTTTTAATGATTTTTCATCATCTTTTGAAACCTGATTTAATGTATTAATCATTCTTTCAGTGTCATAAAGATCTTTGCTCATTCCGTAAGTAGAGAAATTCGTTATTCTTGATAATCTTGCAATATTATTTAATATAGAATTCATGTTTCTTGTAATATTTCTCTGACTTTTTCCTTTAGATTTATTTTCGGCCAACTTTAGTCATCTCCTTCTAGGTATAATACGTTAAAAACATTGAGTATCTGATATTCCGATTTATTGACTGTCGTTATAGTCAAAAAAACTAAAGAATCTTCATCTTTATAAGGAATACATTTTATTAAAGCTACATCTCCTTTAGTTACATTTTGAAAAGTTGATTTGGATAATCTCGTATAAAACTTTTCATCTTCTATAATAAATGGAATTTCTGAATTATTTATTTCTTTATAAATATCGATTTTAAATTCTTTACCATTGCTAAAATCAGCATTACTTATCGAATTAAAAATTGAAATAATTTTCTCATATAACTCAGTTTTTTCAAACTTTATAGTTATAATATAATCATTATTCTCTTTTGAAATAAACTGTGCGATCTTACTAAAATTTTTATCTTCATACATAGATTTAGGATTTGCACATTTATAAATAAAATCTACACCATCTAGTGTAAATCTAATGTCCCTGATTTCTAAATATTTCTCAGTTATTTTAAATACTGCGGGATGGATGTCGAACTTAAACGGAAATAATTCTGTGATATCTTTCTCTATTTTTTCGCTAAAAGTTATAACTGTCATAATACCTTCTTCATATGAAGAAAATACACCTTTTGAAAAATTAAATTCATCTGCCTTAAATTTATTTAAAGTATCTACAACTTTCATGAATGATTTATAAAAATTTTGGATATTCATGTTTGATTCACCCTTTTATAGTTTATCTTATCCATTAATGGTTTTAAGCTTTATAGATTAAAATTATGTATAAACAAAATATTAAAGAGAACTATTTTATCACTATTAAGGAGGAAAAGAAATGACCGATATTTTCAGGGAAAGCATGAGAGCTTACCACGAAAGTGTTGCTGCTCAAAAACGGAATACTTCCGATAAAGAGCAGAATAAAAATGAAGAGCCTATCGGTGAAAGCGATATCACTCCTGAAATGATTTCTGAAGCAACTATTGTTGCAATTTACGAAGCAGCTCATGATCATGCCATGGAAATTGTTAAACAGTATCTTACTGAAAGTGGACATGAGTTGGTCCGCGACGGTCTACTTACAGAAAATGCGATGGGTCAATCTTTCGTTGTCCTGTCCCGTGAATCACAACGGAGCAAGGCAGAGAGACTCCTGCGCATGCAAATGGCACGTAAAGCGGGAGACCCTCGTTATTTCAAGATTGCATCGTATCGCCGCAAAATCAAGCAGCTTACTAGAGAAATTCATAATGATTCCCGTTATAACGAAGCAAGAACTATTGTTATGAAACGTCAATTCCGTTATGTTCCTGACCCGAAAGCGCTTGCGGCTAAAAGAACGCAAGGTGCAATGAGGCTTATGTAATAATTAAAACTGATGATGGCTTGGTTAGTCATCATCAGTTTTATTTCAAATATATATTATTGTAATGTACGACGGTGTCAAAACCTTAAGAGAGAAAGGAAGACATAAATGGGTAAGAAAGCTAAGGCAAAGAAAAAAAGAACTACTGTTGTATTCAAAAACTGGACACACAATTTAGCGAGAATTGAGGAGCAGTTGAAAGAACAGGGCAAATATACCCAATTCGGTGAAATCAACAAATTGTATCCTATCATTAACGAATTCGAGTCTATTGATGAATATGATTCATATATTGAAAGTTTGATCTCTGGGACGAAAAAACTCCTTTCACATTCTAAGGATGAATTGTCTAAGTTGACAATGGCATATAAGTTTAATTCTGATGATGACAAATTCCAGGAAATGAACTTTGTTCGGTTCCTGTTTAATATTATTATGTGGAGACCCTATATTGTATCCGGAATCCCGGTAACTGAAGAGGCTATTTTCAACGCAGAAGTATTCCATAATAAAAAATATGAAGAATATTTTAATAAATTTGCTGATAAATACAGGGACAGATTCACGGTTCCTGAATTCTCAGAAATTTTGTTTGATATTCAAGTCTATTTCAATAAAATCGCTGTTGAACTTGGCCCTCTGTTTGGTAGTTCCATATCGATTTATGATATGGTCAAGATGGCCAAAAGGAATAATGAGATTAATGCTATAATGAATACTCAAATCAATTTGGACAATTTCCAAGTAAGTGAAGTTGAGAGATTCCTTATTAAACAAACTGATAGGTTTTTCCAGATTCTCATGAATGAATCTGATAAGAATAATCCTCTTAAACCTTTTATTCGGGCTGGTGTCGGTGTCAATAAAAGACAAGTTCAAGAGATTTTCATCCATTTGGGTTAAAGGATAGCCCCTTCTGGCTGGAAACGGTCAGTCGAATAATCTGCCTAAATGCTGGGACCGACTAAAGCCTCTATGCCTATACGTCTGGTCAACGTATATGGAGCGAAAG